CTACAGAAGTAGTACCAGCCAAAGCAGCCTTAACAGCGTCTAATATGCTTTCTCGTCTCGTTGTCATTAGACCTTAGATAATGAAATTTGACGGGTTAGGCCATCAATATCAGCTTCATTTGTTCGCACCGTATAACTAACATCCTTTCTATTTGAATCTTGGACCGTTAATGTATCGCCAAATTTTAAAGAACTAAAATCAGAATTTTTAACATGTAAAACATAATCAACCGATAAAACTTCACCACCTGCCAAAACTGAAGTCGGTTGATCTAAATAACCACGCCCAACAATACTTCCAGACTTAACCAATGAAGTCTCATCAACGTTGAAAATTGCGTCTAGTGAATCACTCGCTATCGACACTTGCTTTTGCCTTTTTAGGTTTTGGTGGGGTTGGAGGACACGCAGGCGCTTCAATTGATTCCTCTGCTTTTTTCATGCGAATTAATATTTCTGCGTCTTTATCACTTACGTCGTAAATTTTGCCAACCTCTAAGGATTGACCGCTAGCGCTTGTGTTTTTTAATGCTTTGATTTTCATAAGAAAAAAAGGGGCCGTTTCCGACCCCCCCGATTTAGTTAGCTAAGTGCGTCTTTAATCGCTGCAAAGCTTTGAGCATGAGCTACCGCTACATCCATCGTTGTTACTGCGCGGATGGAAGTTAATAGCTTGATGAAGTCGTCTTCAGTCTCACTAATAGAAACCTCTATACCTGCGCCCCACATACCCACATAAATGTCGGAGAAATTACCGAAGATAATAGGAGTACAAGTTGAAGCAGAACCCTTAGTTAGGTTTGTTGGCAATAGGTTGTTTTCTCTTATTGAGTACCCATTAATTGAACCCGGTGTGCTGCCTCTACTGATGTCCTGTAGGTTGCTATTCCATAGGTAAGCGCCGTCAGTAGTTGTTGAACCACCTGCGCGAGCCTTTTTAAGTTGGTTAATAATTTTGCTGTGAGCAATGTAACCAAGAGACCCAGTTAACGCGTTGTCTTCAGATAAAGCACCTTCTAGATCGATCAAGTTATTTAAACTGACCGAACCTCCATTAGTTCCTAGGGCAATATTTCCGATTCCAGTGGTATTCAAAACGCCTTCGGGCTGCCCTGAACTACCCGATCCATTCAATATCGCGAGATCCCTAGCCTGATCAATTTTTGTGATCAAGTTACGTCTTGAAAGCTCTTCAATTGCTGGTAATGCTTGTTGCTCAGTCTGCATTGACCACTTTGAATAAGCCGCTACACGCTTAGGAGTTAATGACACATTTGAGAATGTGCTCTCACTCTGAGTAATTGCAGTAACTTCGGTACTAAGCCAATAAGCAGTTGCGTCTGTGTCTCTTTTAGGGATACTTACGTCACCAACTAGGCCCGGCAAAACAGTAACGCCCATAGCCATTACAGAACTTGTTGCCTGCAATGTTTCAATAAAGCGCTCTGGTAAATAGTCTGTTCCGACTAATGCCCCCCCTGTTCCAGAGGAACTAGTTTGATATGTAGCCCTTAAGTTTTTAGGTGCTAATGCGCCGTAAGGAATAAAGACAGATCTTTCAGATGTTCTTTGAACACCGCCTCTCTTTAATACTTCCTCACTAACTTCTGATGCTGCGCCGGCTCCTCTTGAATGATCCTTACCATAAAGAAGATATGACATTGAATCTTCAATGCCTCTATAACCGATGTCATTAGTTTCAGTTGAATCGATTTGCTCGACTGTTTCAACTGGCTTTGCTTGAAGCTTTTCTAATGCGATCTTTCTTGTTTCGCCTATGGAAGTACCATCACTAATTAGAGTTTCCTTTAACTCATTACCTAGTTGATGCCTTTCGCATAACACAGAAATTTCTCTAATGCGGTTGCGCTCATCTGAAGCCGCTTTTTTAGAAGCTTCATCACGCACCACGGTCAAATCGGGTGTGTCAGTCATTTCAGTTTTTGTTTCTGAAGGTTTACTATGTGGCGCGTCAGGAGACGCAACGGCGCTTTCACGCTGTTCTGTTGTCATATTACTTGATTCTCGCTGTTTAGACGTATTGGTATCAATTTCTTTTGTTCTTCCTATTCCGATTGACTCGTCAGCAGCCACAACGGCGATTGATATTTCCGCAGGTGTCCATGAGGTTACGCGATAAAAATCTTCTTTATCCTTTTCCTCCCGTGTCTCGTTTACTGAATAACCTACTGAGACCCCGCGAAGTATCCCACTTTTCACATCGTTATAAACTTCAGAAGGGAAAGGATTATCGCTGAAACGAACACGGGCGTAACCGCGCTTGTCTTTAGTCCATGCTTTTTCAACTACCCCAATCGGTTTATTTACGTCATGGTTGAAAAGTAATGGAGCCGCATCATTTAAACGTGAAAAATCAATTGCACCTTCACGATGATCAAGAATTTCGTTACCTAATATTTGACCTCTATAAACTGGTTTCTCAGAACTGAAACTAAATTCAATTGTGCGATCTTCCTTAATGTCAAATTCGACGGGTTGGGATCGATGTTGTATTTGATTTTCTAAATCACGTTTCTTTTCCATTGGGCTGTGAGTCATTTTTATCTATATTACCTTCACTTTGCTGTTTAGGCGTATTGCTTATACTGCTAACAGTCGTATCAAACATTAAACCTAATTGCTCTTGTTGCTCAACTTCATTTTTCCGAGCTGGTAAAAACTCCTCTATATCTCCTGATCCCATTTCGCTTATAACTTGTGCTTGAGTTTTAAAGCCTGCTTTTACTGCCTCTTTTGCAGCGAGCACCTCATCTTTAGGATTGACATAGGCCCAACCTCTAAATAACCAACGTACTTTTTTATATTTATCAGGATCTAAATCGTAATTACCTAAATCTAAATTTCCACTTAACACCGCAAGATCTAACCACAAATCAAACAAAGGCTGTAAAAATCTTTCTTCTAAATACTTCTGAATCATCTTGTAGTGATCCCTATCTTCCAACAGACTTAAACGCGAAGAACTGTAATTAGTTTCACTGAAATCTTTACTCACTGACTCGTAAGAAACCCCACATCCACTAGCTAACGAACGCAAAATAATTTTATTAAATGGTTCAAATTCTCCCGCTGGAGTATCTAGATCAGGAACATGGATCGACTCGTTTTGATTTAGATAAACAAATTTTCCGGGTTCAAAGGTTGAAACTCTTTCGTTCTCATAGACTTCACCATCACCTATTAAACCGTCAGGATCATTCGTTTGAACAAACGCCATTAAAGCGCTACTAGCCCTTTGCTTTATCAGTACTGCCTCGGTCATACCTGACAATTGGTGCATTGCTTCCAACGCAGGCGCAAGCATCGAAACGCCTCTTGTCTGACTGGCGCGATCTGTCACGAATAAATGAATTATTTCATCAGCATTAATAAGCATGTGCCTTTTAATTCCCATTGGAGTCGGGAACGAATCATCGCCGGGGTGCTTTTTATAAAACGCATAACGAACGGCGCGATTAAATTGGTCGCGTTCTATTCCCATTCGCCAAGTATTGTTTTTACTTTTTGTGCCGCCGTTGTAGGTGCTGTCTAATTGCTCTGGCTCCAACAATTCCACCGCTAGAGGTATTGATGAACGCCCGAAAGGTTTCTTTATTAACCTCACGAAAATCTCACCCGCCTCGAATAATTGCTTGGCAATAATTAACTGAATATCTGCAAAACAATCACGACCGTTTGCCGAACAAGAATCGTATCGACACCAATCTTTAAATGTTCCTTCTATTAAGTCATTCGTTTTCTTATCTAATTTGCTCCCGCGTTTCATACGGGTCTGCGCTTGCATCCTCACGCCCTGCCCGATCACGTTTAACGCAAAACTCCTTTGACCTTGACGACAATAAGAATTATCCCTACATAGTTGCCGTGACCTTGCTGTTAATTTATCTAAGCTACTAAGTAATTCAGTATCAGCGCTATTGGCTGATGCCATCCATCGGGAGTTATAACGACTGATCCTCCCGCCTTCATAACTTCGCTTTAGTTGCTTAGGCATTGTTTTAACTTCCGGCTCAGATTTAAAAACGTCGGAAATAGCTTGATTAAAAAATCCCATGATTAAAAACGAACAAAAAATCTAGTTGGATTGCCTAAGCCCTGCGAAACCTTTTCCGCTATATCTTCACGCATAACAATTGCGTTTAATCGATCTAACTCGGCTGCTAAATCATTCCGATTGATGCGCTTAAAAGTACGTCCGCCGATTGAATATTCTTGCATTCCATCTTGGAATTTCCTTAACGCTGCTTTGATATTGTCGCGGTCGATCTTGTTTTGTGATCTTGTCTCTATTACTCCCGGCGTTGTTCCTGTATAACTCAGGCTTTGTTTAACCTTAATCGTCCCTTCGCCTAGTCTAAACTTTTCACTGCCTTTACTAATTACAGCTTCATAACTCCAATCACCTTCAACAAAACCAGCGCTATCGGTTGCTGAGATCGTGACTTGCCAACCGCTGTTATATGCCGTTGCTGTTGCCGTATGAGCGCCAGCGACTGAACTTCTTAGGTAATACTTCAGGGTCCAGTCAGTGCTTGTAGCGTGTTGATCAAATGGAACAGTCGTGTCGTCATCACGCCAAGTAATAGTTGTACCCGCCGCGACAATCGCTGGAATCTTAGAAATCCACATATTCCTCACCAATTAGTGACATAACTCTGCGTAGGCTTATTACTTATTTTAGCGTCATTTAAGGGCCTTTTATCTGAATGAATCGAATTTAAGCGTTTTTTATCGAATATTTCATAGATTTTACCGCGTGGGTGACGTTGATATAAATGATTCAATGCAGCAAAAGCGTACACGGCACAATCAAGAGCCTCTACGTTTTGATTTTTCTTTTGAACGTATTCCGTACCTCTACCGCTTTTCTTTAATACACGTCTTTCACCTGTGAACTGTTTAAAATATTCTTCCGTCGTTTGTGCGTGAAAATGCAGCTTATCATTGAACTTTAAGCGAGCAAATAAAACATCTTTAATCGTGTCAGTTCCAACCATATAAACAACAACACCCTTTTTAATTGCCCTGCCCCTGTAATTCAGATCAACCCGTGAACCGCGCCCGATTGCTGGCTTGCCTGATTGGCTACTTCCTTTGATTCCAATAACCCCTATCCCTTGACGTTGACGGCAATAATTGTAAACGGCCTGAGAAGCAAGGCCGCCGGTATCTATGCAGCAACATTCAACTTTTAATTTGCCTCCATTTGGATGCTCCCATTCAGAAGTTAATAAAACATCTAGCCCCTCCCATACAGTCCCTTGATTAGCATCACCCAAAATGACGTCATGTTGTATTAAATACATGTGTTCCGCTGGGGCAATTCCCCAAGTCGAAATTTCGATTCTTTCCCCTTTAGTTCCCCCACCACCTTGCACATCGACCCCCATTACCAAAAACAAAACGTCCTCTGGAATAGTTCCCGGCATATATTTTTCACATCGTTCTAATAACGCCTCTGCTGATAATTGTGACTGATAGCTTTCGTCAAAGGTTTCAGCCATTCGGGTGTTAACCCATGTTTTAAACAAAGGGGCATCATCTTTAGACCTTAAAAATTCCTCGACAATTTCGGGCCAAGTTAACCAACCCGCCGGACTATATAAAGAACTCATTTGAAACCCTGCTGTTTTCCTTGTCATTGGTTTCTCGGCTCTCCATTCCCCTTGTCTAAGCATTGAAGTTTTATGTGATTCGTCGAATCTTTCTCCGCAATGTGAACATTCATATTTAGCCGTAGAAGCATCGCGGTTTTCCCATTTCATTTGACTCCAAACTAAAACCTGATATTCATTACAGGCCGGACAGGGAACCCAGTAACGCCGCATATCCGACGCTAAATATTCAGATTCAATCCGACTAAAATCTTTTGTTGTTGGTGTACTCGTCATTAATATCTTTTTTCTGCTGAAAGTCGAAGTACGCTTAATTGCTAATTCACATGGGTCGCCTTCACTTACCCCGCCAGAAGTACTTGCATCACTAGGATAGGAATCCGTTTCATCCATAAAGAGGTACCTCACGGGGGCGCTACGTAGCCCGGCGGGTGAGTTACTACCTGTTAAAAGCAATATCCCATTTGGGAACTCTTTTATAAACATTGAATTACTTGCATCCCTTGATCTTTGCGGGGCAATCTTCGCTTTTATAACGGGCGTTTCTTCAAAGGCAGGCTCTAACCTTTGACGGCTCATCCTCTTGACCATATCCAACGAGGCAGCAACGCAAAGGATGGGGGCGGGGCAATGGTCAATCGTATATAGAAGGAAGTTGATACCCATTTCCGTTTTACCTAGTTGTGCGCCGAACATCACAACAACTCTTTGAACATCGGTATTAGTTACCGACAAACAATTCATAGGCTCTTTTAAATAGGGAACTCTCGAAGTACGCCAAGCCCCCGGTTCGCTTGAGCCTTTACTAGAAAGTCTTCTGTGTTTATCGCTCCAGTCGCTAACCGTCATCGGTTTGGGTGGAATAATGCCCTCTATAAATCCTTTTTGGAATGGGTTCATGCTGCCTCGACAAATCTTTCTAAACAACTATGAATTTCTTGACGCATAACTGAATCAATAGCCGTAGGGTCGGTTTCACTAGCGAATAAATTACTAACCCGATCAGGTAGCGTTAAAAATGCTTCTCGTATCCCAACAGCCATTTCAAAACTTTTCTTTTCAACTTCCTTTGCACTTATCAATTCTTTCTTTTGTTGCTCTACCTGTATCCTTGCTAATTCTGCTGTATAGAACTCTTTCTTCGCACGTGAAATATTGAAATCGGGTATCTCATCCGCTGCCATTTCATAAACTTGTCTCTTTAATTCTTTTTTCGTCTGAGTAGGAATAGCAACTTGATGCGTAATAGGTGTCGTTTGATCCCATAACTGTAAGCCTAGTTCTTTGTCAATAAGTTTTTTCTTTCCTTCGTAGTGAACGGCGCCCTCTAGCTTTCCCATCTGCACAGCCTTTGAAACCCGTTGCCGCGACAAGCCTTTAACCTTTGCAAAATCTGAAATAGTTAAGAGCATTTACATATATGTCAACACTTACAGTATAGGGGTTGTCAAGTCGTCAACAGACCCCAAAAATTCCACGCTAAAAAAATATCGAGCCTTCGGATGACCA